AATCGTAGTATCAGAAGGGTTACCGTTAATGGAAATAGGCGAGCCAGTAAAATTAAAATTCTGTTTAGTGGACACCGTATCTCCAGACACGTTGGTAGCGCCTGTACCATATCCCTCGCGTGACAGAGTTGCGTCCAGTCCGTTTTTGCGGATGTTCTCCAGGTTTGAAACGCCGATGCTCCTGGTGGCCGCTGCATCAAAAACGTACTCTTTGCCATGAACAACCCCGGCAATATCGTTAACCCCACCACTACCGGTAAAACCGCCGTTTTTGAAGCCTACACCCGCAACCGATGAGAGATCAGAAACAATACCGGCAGTCGCTGCAGCGACAGATGCCATTGCAACCAGGTTATAGGGGAATGGGTTTGCAGCGGCCATCGCGATACCCTGCTGAATGGAAACGAGAGACTGAGCGATGGCGAATGCTTTACTCGCTGCAAACGCCGCTTTGTAGATCCCCGACTGTTCACCAAATCCCGTTGCCAGAATTGAGAGGCTGCTATCCATCATGCTCTGCGTGGCAGTGTTAATCAGCGTGGTTTTCTGCGTCTCCAGCGCCTGATTAGCCTCTGCCGCTTTTTGCCTGATAGCCGTCATCCTGGCTTCACCTTCTGAAGTGATCAGCGCGGCCTGAGCGTAAGCAGCCTCCTGCTGCTGCAACCAGAGCTGGAGTTGCTGTTGTGCCTGCATCACCTGATTAAGCTGGGTTTGCATGCCTCCATAAGAGCCTGCCAACTGGGCGCCCTGCGGTGCCAGTGTCCCGGTGACCTGCGTTACAGTTTTTGGCATTGTTACAGGGGTGTTTTTATAAATATCGGCCTTGGTTTTGTCATACACGCCGGGTTTGAGTTGTCCGGTATTTTTTGCTTTTTCAAGCAGCGCCAGCCGGGTAGTTAGCAGGTCGTTAGTTTTCTGAACCTGATCACGAACGGCCAACTGCATTTTGTGAAAATCATTCAGCGTCGTAACCTGGGCCTGTAAAGCCTCCTGAGTTTTATACGCCTGAATGATTTCGCCTGATTGCGCCAGCAGCGATTTCTGATCGGTGGTGAGTTTGGTTTTCCCTTTTAACTCCGCTATCTGCTGCTCGAATTTGATGCGCTTCTGAGTTGCAGAAGTGAGTTTGTCTGCGGAAACGAGCTGCGCATTCAGAGAAGCAGTTTGCTGATGAATAGAATCAAGCAACTGTGCACCCGCATCCTCTCTGAACGTTTTGGCTTTTGGAGTTTTAGGGGTTTTGGGAGTTTTTGCCGGTTTTGGATCTTTATACATTTCATTGATGCGTGAGACGTTGTTAGCGTATTGCTGCGCGCTAATAGCTCCTGCATCCAGAAATTTTTTCTGCTCTTTTATCGCTTTGTTACGGCGCTCGGCATTGCTGAGAAATAACTGGTTGGCTCTGTCCGCCTCAATCTGCGTTTTAACCAGTTTTTGCTCTGCCAGATCGTGTTTAGTAATCGCGCCGGTTAAAACATCCTGTGTTGTGATTTGTGCCTGCAGCTCATCACGTTGTTTGATCATCGCAGGGAGGTTGTAACCGTTGGCGTTGGCCGTAAATCTGTTCCAGATCCCGCCCTCTGCCTGCCGCTGCTGGGCGTCGGCTAAGCTTTTGTTGAGTGTGGCGAGTGCATCAGCTGGTGACTGAGTTCTGCCAATATCCAGCATTTTATCCCAGGCATTACCGGCAGCGTTTGCCAGGGAATTCCAGGCACGCTCAAGCGTTCCGAGGTTGTTGTGGATCTCCTGAGCGCGTTGCTGCATGGCGCTGGCATACGCCTCAGTTGCAACGCGTGCGGCCTCCTGCTGGTTGCCCTCTTCCTGCAACGCCTTAACCTGGTTATATGTCGCCAGCGTAAGGAAATGATATTTATCGTTGAGGCTGACCAGCGCGCTGAGCGGTTTACCTGACAGCTCATTAAAATTCCCCACCAGTTCATCGGTAGAGATACCCGTTTCACGCGTGATTTCAACTATCGCGGCCGCCACGCGCTCCAGTTCGTCGCCCGCGACTTTGCCAGTGCTGACCAGTTCGTTTATAACGGCCGACGCTGCGCCGGTAGTTGAGTTTGCTGTCGAGGCTACACGCGAGGACATAGCCACCAGCTGACTGGCAGTTTTTCCGACGAGATTATTGGTTAACGTCAGAGACTGATTAAAACGATCCTGCTCCTGCTGGCCTTTGTAATATGCCAGCCCCAACACACCAACAGCAGCAGCGGCCAGAGTAACCGGATTGACCAATCCTGCAACGTAACTCCCCACACCCCTTATGGCGGGACCAACACCGCCAAACATGTCTTTGAGCTGACCACCCTGCTGCATCAGAACCATGAACGGAGACTGACCCGTTGAGAGGCCGACTACAATATCCGTCATCTGTGCAGGTATCATGCGCATGGCCCACGCGGTTTGTTTGGCGGTCATTCCCGTTCTTGCCAGTTGAGTTTGTGATTTCTCCAACTCAGCGCGCATTTCACTCAGGGTGCCTGACAACTTCGAGTAAGAGTCCGTTGACAGCAAACCCGTAGATTTTGCCTTATCCAGTTGCTTCTGCTGCTGCTCCAGACGTCGAAAACTCTCGCTGACAGGATCGAGCTGAGCAACGAGACGCTGGAGTGCAGCGCGCTGCTCTTCGTGGGCTTTGACAGCTTCACGCTCTGCCTTAGCCTCGCCGGTCACTTCCCGACGCGCCTCCGCCAGTTTTTTACTGTAGTTGTCGTACTGCTCCGCGTTGATTTTGCCGGACGATAACGCGTCAGAGAGTGTGCGTTGCTGGGCTTCGAGATTTTTCAGCGCCGCCGCCAGCGGATCCAGCTTATCGAGTGTTGCCTGAAGTGCAGCAACCTGCGCTTTATGCGCTTTCTCAGCATCGCGTTCCGCCTGGGCCTCGCCAGTTAATTCACGGCGCGCCTCAGCCAGTTTTGCGGAGTAAGCATCAAATTCCTCAAGGTTCAGCCTGCCGCCAGTTGCAGCTTCAGCCAGGGCGCGCTGCTGCTGATCGAGGCTTTTCAGTGAAGCCGCCAGAGGATCGATTTTCGCCAGCATCGCGTCGAATGCTCGCGCCTGCGCCTGCTGTTGCGCTGCCGCTGCTCTGCCTGCTTTTTCAGCCTCGCGCTGAGCCTGTGCAACACCACTTAATTCCTCTGTGGTTTCGTTTAATTTTTTGGTTAGAAAATCGAATTCTTCTTTGTCTATTAGTCCTTTGTCGAAATATTTTTTTAATTCTGAAAATCTGCGGCCGACCGTGTTGATCGCTGCACCAACCGGATCGATAGCAGTTTTTAATTTCTCTAATGCGACTTTTTCTTCTTCAGATGATTTCGTGACTTTGTTGGCACTCGCAGCCGCCTTCTGGCCCCATTCGGTCAATCCCTGAAGCGCTGTAGTGAGGTTTACTGCGTTTTTCTCAGCGCCCGTACTGTCAATAACAACCGCAAGCCTGGACTCAGTTTCAGACATTTTTTTACTCCAGATAAAAAAAGCCCGCAAAAGCAGGCATTTTTTTATTTATTTTTTTTATTCCTTCTAATCCTCTCTTGTTGCTCAGCCCAGCTTGTGCGGAACGCATCATCAAGGGCGTATATCCCCGCCTCAAACTCGTCACGATCAATCATCAGCCGATGTGAGGAAAGAAACGCATCTATCTCAGCACAGCTGATTGGCAGAGGAATGGCGTTGGAACCGGCATATCGGCGCAGGCGTGATATGACGGAGTATGCAGAGAGGATTTCAGAGCAGACACTGTCGAAATCTGGCTCAGGTATGGGAGGGAGTTTTAGCTGTTCTCGGCGCCAGCGCGCTTTCTCCGATTTCTCGCCGCCGAACTCCTGGAGCCATTTCTGCGCTTCGAGGACTTTCCCACGGTTTCCTCGACCTGTTTCTGTTTGCCCTCGGCAATCTGAGCGGCAACAGACAGGATAATCCAGTAAAGAGCGGGCTTTTCCTGCAGCAGCAAAATCCCCTTTTCAGGGGTGTAGTCAATCGCCTGAGCCTTACCATCGACCATCTCGCCAACACCCTGCCAGTCGAGTAATAAAAATCGGGCACAGTTCTCGATCAAGAGATCATCACTGGAATCAATATCCCCCACTTCGGAGAGAACGAATTCACTGGTGCCAACATTATAGGTGGCGTCCAGTTTTTCCATGTGTCGGCGAATTAATGCGTTACGGGATCGATACTCAGGGTTTTGAATACTGCCGATCTTGAGCCGTAATCCCTTCTGCAGCCCTTCTTTCACACCAATCCAGCGCTCGCCATTCAAATCAATTTTTTCTGAAATCAGTAACATCACAAGTTTTTCCTATAAATGCTCAGTCAGCCTGTTAAGCAGGCTGGCTGGCGTCATCGGCGCTTGCTGCCGCTTTCCGGGTAATCGTCGGTGAGACATCGGCTGCGGTGATATCCAGTTGCACCTGAATAATTTCCGTATTGCCACCATCCGGCCAGTCGCCGGCCACCTGAACTTTCGGAAAATCGAAGGTGTAAGAGCCTTCATCATTTGCGATAGCAAAACTGAATGGCACGGTGGCCCCGGTAAGACTTTTGCTCCACACCTCCCATGCGGCCTTTGACCATGACAGAGTGACAGAGCCTGACGGCGTGAATGTGGTCTGGATATTTGCACCAGCGAACGCTGAGCCAGTACCGATACAGCGCTGAGTCTGAAGGTTGTTATCAAACGAGATATCGAACGAGTCGATACAGAATCCGCTGCCGCCATCAACGCCATTCAGACTAATGTTGGAGACGCTTTTGAACGAGTAGCGCAGCTCGCCGGCATTGTCTTTCGGTTCAGTGAAATAACTATTGTCACTGGCATTGGAATCCCAATCGAGGCCAGCAACAGTAATCGTTGCCGTAATATCGCCATCGTTGGGGATTTCCATTTTGAAGGTGCCGACCTGACAACCACGCGCAATAGACGCTACGCCAATATCTGAGGCATACGTGGCCATACTGAATGCGATACGATCATTGCCCATCGTCAGTACGTCATTTTTCCACTCAGAGCCGAAGCAGGAAGCCAGAAATTCATCATGCTGGCCCCAGCGGAATTTAGTTCCGACATCACCCCCAACATCGACAGTTCCCATGCTTTTGCCCTGGGCCATGCGTGATCCGCCGATCTCGTCGTTATCGTCACTGCTCTGGTCGGGTGCAATGCCCCAGGAAGTGCGTTTGAGCAGATTCCATGTTCCGGCAGCAGGCGTAACACCTGCGACAGCTTCTCGAATAAAGGCCGAGACGACCTTAGCGCCGCTTGACATGCGGACACCTCCATTTTGAATAGGTTAAATAGCCCGATACGGGATTTGCAGATTCAGCTGATACCAGCCATCGCTTTCACCTGCAGGCACTGTTGAAACGGAGAAATAGCTCAGGCGTCCATCATCCTGAAACTCGAATAGCTCCCGGATTTTGTCAGCGGTCTGAGTGATAAGTAGCGAGCGAGAACCCGCAGGAACGAACAACTGAATGATGATCACACCTGTGCGATGGACCACCGCCCCCGCACCGATTTCATTAGCGCCTGACAGCCCTGATATGTCATTCAGTCGCGCCCATATAGCCCTCCCTGACGGATCAAACACTGGTCCATTCGGATATGTCACCGCATCAGCAGGAATAGCCGTCTGGGCCGTCATCCGTCTGGTGATGGCCTCTCTGATTTCTGTGAACGTCATTTGTAGGCCTGGACAATATC